AATCGTGGCATGACTCCACAACGTGCAGATTTTAACAGTGGACGTGACACAGCCGCTTGGCTTCGTGCTGAAATTGTTAAAGTTATCGATGCTGGCAAAAATGACATCGATGAAGATGAAGCAAAAGCAATTGAAGCCGCAAAGCCTGCGGTGTATGTTCCATCTATTCAAGAGCGTGTACGTGAATCTGCGTACCGTATGACTGAAGAAATTGAAAATGCTATCGAAAGTTTCCAAACAGATCCCGAGGCATTTGATCCAAAAGCATTTAAAGTGCTTAACTTGTTGAAAGCAGTTGAGGCAAAAGCCGCACATGCTCGCATTATCAAAGAGTTTTATGCTCGCGATTTGGCTGAGTTAGAAGAACTTGCTAGTGGCACTGCCGACGAGCAATTGAAAGAAGGCTATAGCCATCGTAGTAAAAAACAAATTCGTAATTTGATTGCTTTTTATCAAGAAATTATGGCGGCTTGTACTATGCTTGCACAAGAAGCTAAAGTTAATCGTGCTCCACGTGCTAAAAAGGCGCAACCTAAAGAAAAGATTGTTGCCAAAATGAAGTACAAAAAGACCGATGAGCCTTTGAAACTTGTGTCAGTTAATCCGGCTGACATTATCGGCGCTAAGGAATTGTGGATCTATAACACAAAGTCACGTAAATTAGGCAAGTATGTTGCTAATGAATACATGGATTTGGGTGTTAAGGGTACTACAATTACCGGCTTCAACGAGCATACAAGTATCTGCAAGACACTGCGTAAGCCCGAAGAGAAGCTTAAAGAGTTCAAAGCCGCTGGTAAAGTACAGTTGCGTAAGTTCTTAGACGACATTAATGCTACAGATACTAAGATGAACGGACGTATCAATGAAGAAATTATCCTACTTAAAGTAGCATAAAACTATAATGCCCGCACTAAGCGGGCATTATTTTGGCTGTTATATCTGGATTGGTCAAGCATAAATACTGAAAAGGACCGATCCATGAGCGACTCAAATACAATTAATTTACCACAGGGCAACACTTATCAAATTGAAGGTGTTGACGTACTTAGTTTTGATACTTTAGGTGCTAGTGTTAGCAAAAGTAATCTTAGACAAGTTGGCCAGTTAAATTCTTTAACTGTAGTTGGTAACACTGAGCTAGGACAATACGTATATTTCGATGCCAATAATAATCGTGTCGGTATTAATACTAGTACTCCAAATGGTATTTTAAGTGTTGTTGGAGAGTCCGCAGAAATTGTTATCGGAAATCCAACTGATAGCTTAGGAACTATCGGTACTTTTACTAGTCATGATTTAGCACTTGTAACAGACAATACTTCACGTATATTAGTAAAAGCAACAGGCAACGTGCATGTTAAGAAAGATTTATACGTAGACGGCACACTATACGCTACCACTGCCGTTTATCAAACAGAAGTACAATCAACTAAGAGTGTTGAATTTAACAGCACAGCAGACAGTACAATTTATGGAATTGGTTTGGAATGGGTAGGTACAGGCAGTCCAAAACAATTAGTAATGCGTCAAAGTCCAGATCGTTTATACACTACTGAGAATTTTGACTTAGCACACGGTAACAATTACTTCATCAATGGTAATATTGTATTAGCAGAATCTAGTTTAGGAGCAGGTGTAACAACATCGTCTTTAACTAAGTTAGGCGCCTTAACTGAATTAGTAGTAGCCGGTGCAAGCGACTTCCAAGGATCTATTGTAGCACAGCACATCACTGCTGATACGGTAGCATTTAATCAGTTGGCAATCAACACTACTGGTATCCAAGCAACTGACAACTTTAATCTTAAAATAGAAAACGAATCTGTAGTGTATGCCGATGCTACAAATGTTAATATCGGTGATAAGAATTTAGGCAATACACAAATGCGTGTATTTGGCAAATTAAGTGTTGGCGTAAACAATCCAGATCCAGATTTAACTTTAGCCGTAGCTGGCAATATCAGTTTCGCTGGACGTAAGTTTTTTACAGGTATCAGTTTTCCAATACAAGGAAATTATACCAAAGGTGACACTTGCTGGAATACAGAACCTGATGTAGGCAATTTTATGGGTTGGGTCTGTGTTAAATCAGGTAATCCCGGTGTGTGGGCTGGCTTTGGACGTATTGGTTAACCAATACCATTGACCTTACACTACATTAGTGTATAATTACTATATTGCGGACTTAGACGCTCATCCCGCATTATAAACTCTGCGTGTCATCTTAAAGGAAAAACAAGATGGCAAAATTTAAATCAACAAAAACATACGGACATGATTTAGGATTTTCAGCGGCGTTTCGCCAATGGAGAGCAGGCAGTCACTGTCGTTTCATTCACGGATACGCACTAGCTTTTCGTTTCGAATTCGAAGCAGATGAATTAGATGAACGTAATTGGGTTGTAGACTTTGGTGGCTTGAAAGGGCTCAAAGCTATGCTTGAAGATACGTTTGATCACAAATTGTTAGTAGCACAAGATGATCCAGAAATTGAATGGTTCCGAGAAGCTCATAAGCGTGGCATTGCCGATGTGGTAGAAGTAGAAGCAGGCGGTTGCGAAAAGTTTGCTCAATTAGTATTTGAATGCGCTGAACAATGGCTTAAGGATGCTGGATTCTCTCCACGCTGTCGTTTAGTTAATGTAGAAGTAAAAGAACACGGTGCCAACTCAGCAATATACGAAGGGTAATGCTACGCATGGACATGATTGAAGAATACCCAAATGCATTCAGCAAAGATTTTTGTGATAAAGTTATAGAAACTTTTGAGCTATTGCATTCGCAAAGACAAACATTTTCTCAAAACTCACTGGCACGAAATGGTGATGATAGAGTAATGTATGACTGGGCGCCTCATAGCCAAATGCATTATTATCAACACGAGCTTGTACAGGAATTCTTTCGTGGCATAGATACTTGTTACAAAGATTATGCTGAAAAGTATGCTATGCTAAAAGAAGTTAGTACTCATAGCCCAAAGGGTATGTGCATTCAACGGTCTAGTCCACATCAAGGTTATCATGTTTGGCATGTAGAAAATTCGGGAAACTTTAGTGGTTCCCGAGTAGTTGCCTACACTGCTTATTTGAATGACGTTGATTTTGGGGGTGAAACCGAATACTTGTATCAGGGTATCAAAGTTAAACCCGAAACTGGAAAGGTTGCACTTTGGCCTAGTGCATGGACTCATCCTCACCGAGGTAATCCAATTTATTCAGGCTATAAATATATCATTACTGGATGGTATACTTACGATCAATAATCATTGACTTATTAGTCATACTATGTTACAATACAGCATGACTAAAAAAATTGGCTTTGCTTGTAAATGGATTGACCGCCCGGACCAAACGGACGGTATCAAACCCTTAGATGATTGTAAACAATACAACACAGGTTCTACTACAGTAGCGTGGCTTCGACGCCAAACTAAAGATGTAGCAGAACAAAAGCTATGGGACCTCATGGTTCAGAACATCGAATCGACCCGCAAACTTGTAGAACGAGTAGGAGATTTAGATGATAGCCTTCGCATGGTACGTATTAGCAGTGACATCCTGCCTGTGTATACTCACAGCGACTGGTCTTATTTTTGGCGTCTTAGCGATGTGGTTGGGTATTGTGAAAAACACTTCTTGGAAGTGGGCCGAATTGCTCGTGATCGTAATGTACGTCTCAGTATGCATCCTGGTCAGTTCGTCGTTATGGCTAGTGATAATCCGGGTATTGTCGATAGATCCATAGAGGAATTTGAATATCATGTGGACATGGCTAGATGGATGGGCTACGGTAAAACGTTCCAAGACTTTAAAATCAATGTACATATTAGCGGACGACAAGGACCCGAGGGAATCCGCAAGGCGTATCAGAAGCTGTCGAACGAAGCACGTAATTGCATCACTATCGAAAACGAAGAAAACTCGTGGGGACTAGATGACTGCCTCAGTATTGCAGATATTACTCCTATTGTGCTTGATATACATCATCATTGGATACGTGAGGGAGAGTATATTTTACCTGGAGACGACCGTGTTAAACGAGTTGTTGATAGTTGGCGCGGTCTTCGTCCTACTATGCATTACAGCGTCAGCCGTGAAGATATACTGGTTGGACATAATCAAACTGTTGCACCCGATTATAAACAACTACTTCTAGACGGCTATAAAAAGCAAAAGCTCAGAGCACATTCGGACTTTTACTGGAATACAGCAACGAACGAATGGGCTTTGAGCTTTTTAAATTCGCACGATATTATGTGCGAATCCAAAGGTAAAAACCTTGCCAGCTTTGCTCTTTACGAGCAAGCTAAACTACTTAAACTGCTTTAGGCTTTTTTGGAGCACGTGGCTTTTTAGCCGCAGGTGCTTTTTTAGCCTTGGCTGGCTTTTCTGCTGGAGCAATAGACTCTACAACTGCTTGAGTAGCTTGTTCGGCAACTGGGCTAACAGCTGGTGTTTCTACTTTATAAGGTACTTCAGCTTCTACTGCCTTTGGTTTAATGCCAAATAGTTTTTTAATGTGATGTAACATAGTTAAATCTCCTAGTAAAATATTTATAATAAATATCATTATGTATAACTTTATCAAATATGTAACACTCAATGAAGGGCATAGTCCTAAAAGTCTAGAGCAATTCAAGTTAACCTATAAACGAGATGCGTTAGAACCTTCATTGAGTGAAGATACTATTGATTATCATTACGGAAAGTTATATAAAGCCTATGTTGATCGATACAACAAAGGCGAAGGCGACCCTGATTTTAACGAAGCTGGCGCCTTTTTACACCAGGTATATTTCAGTCAATTCCAAGCCGCCGGAGGAGTAAATAAACCTACTGGAGCTATTTTAGAATTCATTGAAAAACATTTCAAAACTTGGGACAATTTTAAGCATTTGTTTGAAGTAGAAGCTATGAAAATCCAAGGTAGTGGATGGGTGTATTTGGCACGAAATGGTGACATCAAAACTATTAAAAACCATCAAATCAAACAGGATATAGTATTGTTAGTTGACTGGTGGGAGCATGCGTGGGCTTTAGATTATCAAGCAGACAAAAAAGGGTATCTTGCTAACCAATGGAAAATCATAAACTGGGATATGATTAGCGATAGACTTCCTATAACTGACCGATAGTTTTTAAACTACTGACGGGCATATCCCAAACCTTACGAGCTTCGACTCCTTTTTCCTGTGCAAACTTTTTAGGATCGCAATTACCACATACATGGTAAACAGAATCAGTTAATCGTTTGGGATCCATTGCACCTTTGTCGCGATTAAAAACACCTTGACAACAATCGCACCGTATTACTAATACGGTTTTTTTACGACTGTAGGTATGTGTTTTACCGCGGTTGCTGGTGCGCACATAATGGTTTTCTCTAAATTCGGTGCCTAGTATCATACTATTATTTACATTAAGATTATAAAATGGGTTTGATAAATACCATATCGAGGGCCCAACGTGATTACAATTACCGACTCTGCAAAAGCAAAAATCAAGGATATTCTTTTAGAAGAAAACAATCCTAAATTAGCATTACGTACATTTGTACAAGGTGGAGGCTGTAGCGGTTTTAGCTATGGTTTTACACTTGATGAAGAAGTTAATGAAGACGATTTTGAAATCCCCTTAGACGAATACAAGCTACTTATAGATAGTATGAGTATGACCTATCTTCAAGGTGCTGAAATAGATTATAAAGAAGAGTTAATGGGCAGTAGTTTCACAATAAAAAATCCCAACGCAACAACAACATGCGGTTGCGGTTCCAGTTTCGGAGTATAAGACAAAATGACACAACAAGTAATTGATATTGGTATACAAGGTAATGACGGCACTGGTGACAGTATACGTGATTCGTTTAGAAAAGTTAACGAAAACTTTACCGAAATTTATTCCATCTTTGGACAAGGTGGAACAATTAAGTTTACCAACCTAAGCGATGCTCCAAACAGCTATACAGGTAACCAGATTTTTGTTACCCAAGGAAATCCTAACGGCGTTAGCTCAGGAATTTTAGCTAAAACACTTAGCGCCACTGGCGGTGTAAGTATTACCCAAACAGATAGTACTATTACACTTGTTGGTAGTACTTCTGCATTGAACGCTGACGTAAACCCAACTCTAGGCGAGCCAATGAACGCCAATAGTTTAACTATTGCAAACTTGCCAGATCCAAGCCCATCAGCTGTGGCCGCGTTTAATGCGGCTTATGCTAGCAAAAACATTACCACTACTATTGATAAACTAGCCATTACCAAAGGCTATGCTGACAATAACTATGTCAAAGCATCTGCAGGTAATACTGTAGCTGGTCCATTATTGTTACGTGATGAACCACTTACACCACAAATCGGTAATTCAGATTATGATGGTACTTTGTCTAGTAACTATCTTGCTCATGAAGGACTTCCACGTAAAAACGTAGTGTATCGCGGTGGCGATACAATGAAGGGTAAATTAACACTAAGTGATCACCCCGGAGCTCTTGCCGGTTCAGGTACACCTAATGGCTCAGATGATTTACAAGCCGCTACAAAATACTATGTAGATAATAACAGTTATACCAGCGGAACTAACTTGTATGTTAGTACCAGCGGTGATGATACACAATTAAAAACACCAGCAGGAAAAGAAGGACGTAGCTGGGCACATGCTTATCGCACAGTTGGTGCGGCCGCTTTACAAGCACAAACTTTAATTGCATTGGCTAGTCAAGAACCTGGGCCATACAAACAAAAGATTTCTTATACTATCAGCCCTAACGAATACTTTAGTACCATCACTAACGTTTCTTTATCTGGCGGAAATACTGCTGTAGCTGGATTCCCTGATGCTAGCGCATTGTTACAAGCTAACAGAACTTTTATACAAACTGAAACTATTGCATACATTAACAACAAATATGTTAACGTATTCACGTATAATCAAACTAAATGTGCTCGTGACGTTGTAACTATCTTAAATGCTGTTGCACAAGACTTAGTACTACAAACTAACTTTAATGCGTTACAAGCAGGTACTGCTTACTTTGATAGCCAAAGTGCTAACGTAATCAACAGTCAATTAATTCAAACTGTTGACGGTATTAATTATGCTGAGAAACAAGTATTACAATACAGTTATAACCAAGCTAACTTCAAAACATATCTAGGTCAAATTATCAATGCATTGAACCTTGACATGTTATTTGGTACGAACTATCAATCAGTTACTGCCGCATTGTACTATCCATATGCAAATACTGGATTAAGCGTAACAGAATTTATTGGAGCATTACAAAACTTAGCTACTGGTATAACAGGATTAAGTTCTGTTGTTACTGTTAGTACTGCTGTTACTAGTTTAACAAATAACATCAATACAATTATTTCTATTATTCAAGGCGGAACTGTACCAACATTTACACCTAATCCGCTAACTGCTACATCAGGTGGACAAACATCAACTACCACTGCGCAAATTGCGGCGGCAACATTGTTGTTAAACAACCAAACATTTATCGAAGCAGAAATTACTGCATACCTTGCGGCCAACTTTAGTAGTGTACAATATAATCAAATTAAATCACGCAGAGATATTGGCTACGTAATACAAGCTGTAGCGTATGACCAATACTATGGCGGTAACAGTGCAACCATTTATGCTGGACAACAATATTGGATTAACAACACATCGCAACTTGCCAGCGGACACTTAGCGGCATGTAAAGCGGCATTGACTTATTTGAATACACTTGCACAGTCTGTAATTAGTAACAACGCACCTGCACAAGTTTATCAAAATTCAGTAATACAATATCAAAACCAAACCTATAGTACAGGTGCGGCACAGATTGGAACTGTAAGCAATTTAATTACATTAGTATCTGGTGGTACATTTACCATTACAGGAACTAACACACTTAATAATCAATTAACAACTACTAGCACTACTAATCTAACACTAGGCATGCCTATTGTGTTTAATGCAGTAACTCCGATTACTATTACCGCTTACCAAACTAAAACTGGTTCAGGACCATATCTAGTAACATACATTATTCCAGCACAAACTACTGCGCCGGTTGTTGGCACATCATTTACCGTTGCTGGAAATAGTACAAGTGGATATAACGGTGTTGTAACATGTACCGCTAGTTCGTTAACCAGTATCACAGTTAGTTATAGTGCAAACCCTGGGACATACGGAAGTGGTACAACTACTATAACACCATACTTAGGTGGAATTGTATCTGGACAAACATATTATGTAACTAACATCGTAGACAGCACACATTTTACTATGAGTGGAACTGTTAACGGTAGTAGCGTATCGTTGTCAAATGCTACCACATACGTAACAGCTACCTACGCAGGTTTAGTTTCTGCCAATACTCCACCAGCAAGTACACCTCCAAATACAGTAAATGGTCCAACAAGTCTACAGCCATTATACACACAAATTAGTAGTTCATCAACAGTAACTTCTTTAGAAAATAGTTGTGTAACTTACATCGACGGTGCATATCCATACATTAATAATTCAGCGGCTATTACTGCAATTGCCAACGACTTTAAAGTTGTTACTAGCACACTAACAGGCGGATTAGCTAATCGCCCTGTTCTAACATTCACTGTTCCAAGTAGTTTAGATGCAAACATTGGTAATGCGGCAATAATTTTATCTAAAAACATTGCATTTATCCAACAAGAATTATTAGGTTGGATCAAAGCATCATATCCAAGTTTCACTTATGTTGCATCAAATGGCGACCAACTATTTGCCAAGGATATTCAAACTTTAATAGAAGCATTAATCTATGACATGGTGTACGGTGGTAATAGCGGTGCGGTTACTGCAAGTAACTTGTTCTGGACTACTATTGTTAATGGAACAACTACATCAACTGTTAGCACTATTGATTCTAGTGAAATTGGTACTAAATTACTAGCATTGAACTATGCACAAACTTTACTAGGAAGCGTTGCTGGTAACACATCACCTGGTAGTGGATATCAACAATTTTTAAGTAATCCAGTAACCTATGTTAGCAAAACTGGATCAGGTCCGTATCTTGTTACTATTACTATTCCAACAAGAGTTATACCAATCCAAGTTGGAACATTAATTACACTTTCAAGTAATAGTAATACATCATACAACACTACTGTACCTGTAGTTGCAAGCACAGCATCAACTGTTACACTAAGTTATACATTGGATCCGGGTGCTTGGAGTAATGTTACAACTACATATTATAGCGTAGCACAATACAAAGATAACAGCAATTATCCAGTATCTGGAACTGCTTATTCATTACTAATTAATACAGATTGGGGTGTAATACAAAACGTAATTGCGTCATATAGTTCTGCTCCAAGTATTACATATCCAGATTTAACCAACAGTGTTTATGCAGGTACTGGATTCTTAGGTGTTAAGAGTACTATTACGGCAAATGCCACTGCTGTTTCACAAGCAGTTATTACCTATTTGAATGCAACATACAAAGGCGGTTTCAACTATAATCAAGCAACATGTTATCGTGACGTAGGATTGATTGTTGATGCTATGAGTATCGACTTGTTAACTGGTGGTACATATCAAAGCATCAACGCTGGTAAGAGTTACTTTAAGAATTCTAGTGCCAAATCAGTTGCCATTGGAACACAATACACTGAAACATACGATGCTTTAGTATTTGCAGAAACTCTTGCATTACAAGTTTTAAATCAACAAACTGCTACAAGATACCAAACTTTAGTATCTCAAACTTTAGATGTTACTAAAAACGCTAACACTGGTTACAGTGCATCAACTACTGTTAGTGGATACTCTAGTTCTGCTCTTACATTGACTGTGGCTAATGCTACAGGCATTTTAGCAGGTATGGTTATTAGTGGAACTGGATTTGTATCAAATCAAGTTGTTACATCTATCAACGGAAACGTATTAACTATAAGTGCGGCGGCAGATAGCACACCTAGCGGCACATTGTTATTCTCGTTAACCGCAGTAACTACATTTACCAATAACTACAACACAATGTTAAGCATTGTGGTAAAT